CATTGCCAGACGTTTGCTCATCGCACATACAGAATTTAGGCGGATGGCCGCAGTTTGGGCATTCAATGGCGTCCAGCCTGTTCCTTAACCGCTCCACCTCCGCCACCAGTGCCAGCACCACGGCAGGCGATGCGGCGGCGATGTGGTCAGCGTCTTTTGCCGACCACATTTCTGCAAGATGCGACCCTTCGATATCTTCGTAGATAAATATGCTACCATCGCTTGCGTTATAGACTTTCCACTCGCCGCCTCCTGCCGCCTCTGCCTTCTGTCGCCAATCTGCAAGCAAGGCGGGCGTGATTTTAATTTGGCTCATAGTTATTGCCTTTCTAGCGTGTATTCCCACATTTTCAGAAGTGTAGGACCGATACAATCGCCTTCTGAACTGCCATATTCAGCTATCCAGCATTCGGTTTCTTCGTTCATCTCATATTCACCGCCTTTATAGCCTGTAAAAGTAACACCAACAGCCCCTCTGGCATGTTCTAGCATGTCGCTGATTTTGGCGTTTTTTTTTGGTTCAAAGGCAAGGTCTTGATAATAGCCTCGATACGAGTCTGGGCTATCAAACCCATAAGGAACCACGCCTTCCGGGTATTGCTTGCTCTTTTCTTCAAGCCACTTAATGAGACATTCCAGTATCATCTCTCAACCCCCAGTTTCTCTTCAGCCCATGCCTGAGCCTCTTCCAGTGTGTCAAATGTTTTGTTGGCTGTGTGCCATCGTTCAGTGTCAATTTCATGCTCAATTCTGATTTCTGAGAATTCAATCGGTATAACATCGCCAATATAAGCGTGAAACGGGCAATCATGATCATTCACCCGCTGAATCTTGGCCCACTGGTCGCCGTGCAACGCCAGCCAGACATTGCCGTTAGTTGTCCATGTGAGCGGCATTGCAAGTCCTTTCCTCTAATTGGATCTCAAGATGGCGGACATAAAGAGCCACTTGCTGGAGAATTCCACCGGGGTTGTAAAGTAAAAATTCGTCTCTGCCCCAGTACTCAATAAATTGCTTGGCTTCCTTAAACGGGTCATCCGCTTGTCTTTCAAGTTCTGCAATCTTTGTCTCAAACTTTTGCATGGCTTCTTTTGCCGCTTCAAGTGCCGCTTTGTCAGATTTCAGTTGTTCAATCTGTTCGTTCATCTTTATTCTCCCCACACTGGCACGACTTTGAATCCGTCAGTTTTATGGTCTTCAGCATTCTGCTTATTGGTGAACATGTAATATCGCAACTGCTTAAAAGCCCCTCTATTTCGTCGCCAGCAATCATCATCAGCATCTTCAGGCACAACCGCCCAAAGTGGCCCGTATGTTGACTCAGACTCGTTTGACTGCTCTGCGGCATCGGTAAGCTCTTGCTGCAATTCCCTGACTATTTCATGCGATACACTTGTCAGGCAATTAGCAGTTACAAGCAAAGCCTGCTCAATCGTGGTTGTCTCATCGTCGATTCCGATGTATTTATCGCTAAGAGCGTTTAGCGTGTCATGATCGTCTTGGATATCGCGATATCGCTTCAGTAACTCTTTCACTTTCCCCTCTTTTTCTGCTCGAGTTCTCTTCGCCTGTTCCGCCGTTTCATCGCACACGACAAACATCGGGTGCTGCCTTTCGCAACAATGCACTTACAATCAAGGCACTTGCCCTTTTCGGCACGCTCTCGGCAGATCTGACAAGTGCCTGTTTTGTTGTAATTTGAAATCGGGATGCCGCAGACGCTGCACCCGTACAGGCATTGCGTGCTTCTCGTGATCACGACCAGCTTTTCTTCAACCGTCTTATAGCGGCCAATCAAAGCATCCTCAAAGTATTTTCTTGCCGATTCTTCCGAGACATTTAACTCACTGATCACTTCCGCGAATGCCCGCCGGATCGTATTGCGTCTGACTGCCGAAATATCCCTTTCGTAAGGTTGCCAAGCCGCATCAGCCATGCTTTTTAGCCTCAATCGTGATGCCTGCTCGTTTGGCGTCTGCTTTAGCCATCTGGCTTAGTTCAATCGACTTTGCCACGGCAAACGATTGTTCGTATGTCAGCCGATTCCCCGGCTTGTCTGACAGGTCATTAATGATCTTGACCAGCCGATCATTGGCGTGGATAAGCTCAATATGCAGCGATTCGTTAATCAACATCAGATGGCCTTTCCACTTTCCAAGATCAGTGCCACTGGAAATACCCAACCCCTTGTGGCAATGGTTTTGTCACGATTGATGAGAAAATTGTTCGCTCTGCCGATCTTCTCGCATTCAATCAGCCGGGCCGCCTTCAGCTCTTCAATCACACGTCTAACGGTGGTCGATGTCTTATCGATCCTGACCGCCAGTTCTTCGATTGTTGCCATCGGATCGCGATTAATCTCGCAAAGCACTTGCACGTAAAGACTGATCACGCCTCGACCCCCGTTTCTTTCGGGTGAATGCTCTTGGCTTCTTTGATCAGATAGATGCGGTCGAAGTCGGCAGGCTTGATCGTGAAATAGGCGTTGTTGCGGAAAAGAACGTCAATCGATGCAATGTCAAACGCCTTGCCCTTGGGGTCGCGTTTGTACTCAATTTTCACAACCGTACCGACCATTGGGGATTCTTTGGCCCGGATTGTGTCGCCGACTTGAAATCTGTTGATCATGACACGCCATCCTTTTTTGCACTGTTGAGCTTCTTTTCCCTGATTTCTGGCCTGTTTATCTGTACCTTTTCAGATGCCCTGATGCCGAGTTTGACCTTATCCCGCCTGATTTCAGCGATGATCACTTCGATCATTTCGCCATCGACATCGATGATAACTGTCTCAAGCTGCTTTCTTGTCAGTACCAATAAACCCATCGTTGCAACCTCCATGATGAAATGACGGCCAGGCTGACCGTCCGTGAGTTCCATGCCTGCCGCCTGAAAGTTCAGCCTGATAACATCTCAGGCAGCCTTCCACCGCCCCGGCGTCGGACTGTGACAACCGGGGAAACCACCTGCCGGGAGTTGAACCCGGCTCATGCCGATAGGTGGTGTTATTTGTTATTTAACCAATTGTCTAACGTCTTTTTTGACCAAATCCTAACCCTACCTTTGCTTATATCAGCAGGCGGACCGATGCGAGAAAGCGTTGACGTTGAGATTCGACAATACGCCGCAGCTTCTGGTCGTTTAAAAGCAGTGAGCGTTGACAAAATTTGAGGCGACACAATCTTTTTTTTTGGCATATTTACCTCGCTAGTTAAAACCCACCCCGCCAACGCGACGGGGCAGGTCGCAGAAGTTTCCGGCGTTTTGGACCACCGGCCAGCCAGAACGAAAATCGACTAACTTTCTGACTGATTGCCGCGGGCAGGAGTCGAACCTGCCGAGCCACTGGAATACCCGCTTCATCTTCGGGCTGACCCAAACCCATCGCGACATAGAACGCCATCCGTGGCGGAAAGTCACATCCCTGCGTGATTGCCCGCTGCATGACCCACAAGGGCCGCGTGCCCCCGTTATGCTCGACCGTGTGGCGGTAGGAGACTGCCGCCAGATCATGCCGCCGCTATGTCACCAGCTTCCCGGCGGCACGGGCAACCGTTTACGGTCAGGATTCAATCGGTTCATCTACCGACGATTCCCGCAGCTTGCGAAGGCTGCGAATAGCATCAAGTGCATACCGCCGGATGTCGGCCTTATCTTCGGCAGTGCTAGGCTCTGCCTCGTCCTCAAGGTGCCGCTCTGCCATAGCGGCAAAGCGGCTGCATTCTTCGATGGCGGTTTCAATGTCACGTTGTCGCATTGATTGGATCTCCTAATAAAATGTTGCTGATTGCATGCAAAATCTCTGGTGAACGCTCTGGAAAATCATCGAGAAGCGTGTTGCACTGTCGAATGTAAAAATCGTAATACTCAGCCGAAGTGCAATCATCACGAAAGATTGTTTTTCGTTCAAATCCACATACTTCGGCTTTCGCAGCAACTGCTGCATGAAGATTTCCTTGCTGCGGAAATCCTAGTCTCAGTAAAACCCGGTCTATAACCAGCCTTCCCTGATCATCGCAGCAGTTTTGACAGATGTATCGAAAATATTCATTAGGCATATTTTCGATGATTTCTACTTTGCGAGCCATTTAATCAACCTCCTCAGAATGGTGCATCTTCAGCCGTTGGGTCGATCTTGTGGCCACCTGGAGCCGGTGCCCGGTATTCCTTTACCGTTGTTGACTGCCCTGTCAGTTCGTGGCATTGTGCAGCCTGTTTGATAATCCATTCAGGTACACCTTCACGGGGTGGGTCGTCATACGACCAGGCGAAGATGTCACACGCCGGGTCGAATGGTGCCATGCCTCTTGGCAGTCGGCCAAGGCTGGCGACATTGGCGTATGTCTTGTCACCCTTGACGGTGTGGGTGATCGTGACCATGACACGCAGATTCAGCAGCGTTTCAGGGTCAAGCGTCCCACCTTCCGGCGGCCAACCGCTGCCCAGCACCGGCTTGAACAGTTTCGTCAGTCCAGCCTTTTCACCCAGGCTGAATCCGACTGTGGTTGTGATTGTGAAAAACTTGTCTGATTGCTCGCCTAACGGCTCATCCAAAATGAACCGAATTGCCAGCTTCTGCGATGGCTTGTATGACGGGTTCAACGGCGTTTGTGTGCCGAGGAAAAACAGATTCTGCACGATGCCCTGATAGGTGCCTTCTGGCACAGGGGTATAGTCGCCAGAGCCAGCAGGATTGTTTTTAAGCATCGGAATAGGCATGTTTATTGACCTTTCTTTGGTCGGATTGCCTGACAAGAGAAAACCGCCACCGGGCAATCCGCCGCGGCGGACCCGGCAGCATCAACAAAGACAACTCAGAGAGTTGCACGAATCGACAAGGCTTTAAGCTGCTCTTTTGGGTAGCCCATAGCCCTATCAAGATCTTCAGACGGCACAAATGCCAACCGGCGAGGCTGTTCCATCTTTTGATGGCTGCAATACAGCCGCATGTAACAATGATGAATGGCGTTATTAATAGCGGCGGTGCGATTGAATCCATAACCGACCCACCCGCAACCAGCCGCCCAAAATGTGCAGTAGTAACCGCGGCCTGGATGTCTAGTCAGTTTGTGGCCAGTGAAGCCGCGTTTTGAATCCTGCCGAACAATGTGGTTATAGTTAATCAGGTCGCAGGTCTCTAAAACAAACTTCTCAGCGGCTGAAAGATTGGCAATGCTCATCGTGTCACCTCTTCCATCACTGCGACAGCTTCCAGCATCCGAACGATTGCCTTGCAGATTTCGCCGTATTGATGGTCACGTTGATCGATGTTGCGGGTCATGACCTGCAAGGCATTGATTGACGTTTGCAGGCCCTTAATCGTGCCTGCGATCACTTCGGCCTGTTGCTTCATATCTGCCTCATGCTGATCATCAAGGGCCGATTCCGTTTCCTGCTGTGCCTCTTGAATCGCGAAGCGATAGCCTGCCTGCCATTCAGCGGCGAGGGCGTCTGTAAGCTGGTCTGGCCGCCAGCCAAGTTGTTGAAGACTTTGAACTGACATCGGGGCTGCTGACATGCTGATTGCTCCTGAGTAGTGGGTGGTGATTTGCTGACTGATGTTTCATAGTTCGAACTATGAAGTACACTTTTATATTTACTTGTTTTATTCGAAATGTCAATAGTTATTATTATCTTTTTTTCAGAATATCTAAATAATGTAATTTCGACGTTTCTCAACTTTTCTCAAGGGGTATTTTCTCAAGCCATTTCTCAGAAGTTTTGAGAATTTCTCAACTTTTCATAAGTCTTTACTGTATAACATTCTCAACTTTTCTTTTCTCATTCTTACGGCAATTTCTCAAGATCAAGGGGGGTATATATATACCCCTTGAGAATTGAGCCTGAGAAATGAGAATTGAGAAAGTCAAAACTCTTCAGGAATGGAATAAAATTCGATGGTTTTGCCTGTGAAAGTTTGCTTTTCATCACGCTTGATTACGCCATCGGCAGTCATCTCTTTAATGACCCGATAAGCCGTCTTTTCGGCGTGGCCTTTCTCGACAGCAGCCTCAACCAATGTCTTTAAGGTCGGCTGGGTGGAGCCGTACTGGCGCAGGTAGGCAATCACGGCGGCGGCTGTTCGCTCGCCTGCCGTCTTGAGGCTCGTATCATTGCCAGCCGATCCGATGGAAGCGTACTCCCAACCACATTCGCCTTGCGTACCATGAATGGTTGGCAATACGAATCGATTCCAGCGGGCTTTCACTGATTTGATCTGTATTTGTTTCTCGTCACGTTCATCGGCTTCCATGCGGATCACATTGTCACACGCCCGGCCCATAGCACGGCCCCAGGTCTCTCCCTGAGCGTTCAAGTGACCGACCAGCACGATTGCTACGTCAAGTTCACGGGCAATCTGTCTGAGCGGCCCAGCGATCTGGGCGACCTCCTGCGGGTCAACCAGCGGCCTAGTCGATGCCGCCATCAATGTATCAATCACTACCATTGCAACTTTGTACCGGCTGCACCAGTGGCGGATATGTGCCAGCGTCTTCGGGTCATCAATGCTGGTGAAGTCATAAGGGGCAGATTCCGGCCCTGTAAAGATCACATTTTCATCAGGTATGCCGAAAGCCTCTGATGTCATCGCGATCTGATCCCAGTGCGAATCAGACGCAACAAACAGCACCTTGCTATGCTGATCAAGTTCACATGGTGAGCCATCAGGCCACGGCAGGTTATACGACCACCTTCTGACCAGATCAAGAATCCATCTGGTCTTCCCGGTGCCTTCTTTGCCTTCCACCAGATGCAGGCCACGGGTGATAAACCAGCCGACATTTGTTGCTGAATCACCCCAAAGCCATTCCCGGCGTTTCATCAAGGCGCGAATCGTTGCCACGTTTGCAGCCTCCTCCCAATCATCCGGGAACTCTTGCACCTCATCCTCTTCAGATCGATAAACTGGTCGTGAAAGCGGCTCGGCAAATCCTTTCTTCCATGCCCATTTAAAAGTCTCGACTAAAACATAATCAGACACTTCCGGCTTGCAGTCTCTGTGAGCCGTTGCCAGTTGCGTATAAACGTGTTCGTATTTACTTTCAAGGTTCATGCCAGCGGCATAACCGGCCATCGTGCGACATGCAGCCCGGTATGTATCGTGCCTGGTATTGATTGCGGCATTGACCACATTGCCGGTCAGCTTGAGTAGTTTGTCTTCAAACCATGCCTCATCGTCGCCTGTCGCAGGCCCTGATTGTTTCTTGACGGGTTGCGGCTTCTCAGGCTGTGGAAAGATAAGATCAATAACAATGGATTCAACCGACTTCGGCAAATCTGCCGGGATGCGTTCATGGCTCACCGCCTTACCGGCAGACGGGGCACAAGCCACTTGAATCTGTGATTGATTGCCGGTGAAAAATTCAACCTTGCCGCCACATGGCAATCGCAGTTCTTTCTTGCCGCCTGTCTTCCAAATGGCCGGAATTGCCGAATCAACAATCCTGAACCAGACATGGCACCCGCCTGCCGTTTTCACCACAAGCGTATCAGGCCAGTCCTCTGCTCCAAATAGCAGCGTTGCGGCTTCTTTCCAAGCCTGCGGCAGTTTCGACCGATCTTTCATCGGCGGGTCAATATCCAGCACCAGATAACCGTCTGGCTGGCATCCGATGCCGACCGGCACGCCTTGCTGAATCATCTTCTCCAGCCGGTCTCGTCGATGCTTTAATTCAGCATTGCCCCAGCCCCTGCCGCAAGCTGGTTTCTTGAGTGTGCCAGTGTTTTCACACTCTCCTACAGGTAGCGGACGCATGCCAAGTGCTGCCATTGCGTCAAATGCCGCCAAAAGATCATTCCTCTTGGCGGCATCGAAATAAGTTTGCCAGTTGATTTCTGTTGTGGTTTCTATATTGTTCATTGTTTCACAGGTATTCTTTGTAATCTTCTGTTATGTGAATAAAACCTATGTTTTCATCGGCTAAATTATCTTTATGCCGATCATCTGGGCAGGCAACGTACCAAGGGAAACTATTATGAACTCGATACGTATTTATTTGCCTGATAAGTTCGCCAAAAGATTGAATCTTTGGCTTAACTTCTATATTGATTTTCTCACGCGACCTTGTTCCAATTTCGCCAGTGTAATAAGAAAAATATTTATAAGTACTAATAGCAAAATAAATTTCCGTCCTTCCGACAAATTCAATATCTGCGTATCCAACAATAAACGACTTAGATGATGTAATTGCGGTCTCAAGTGAAATATTGCAAAACTTATATTTAAGAATGTTTTGCTCTAATTCATTTTTAATTTTATCCCAGTCCATTTTTTCTATTTGGTATTTAGCAGCTAATGCAACTTTTTCTGAATCTTGACGACCTCCTATTCTAAGTTCAGAGACTATTGGATTTCTATCTTCAATATTATCTAAATAATCATTAATATGATCTAATGCTTTATTATTTTGTATAATAATTTCATCGATTTCTTTTAAAACTGGCAGGTTTGTATCTGTATTGTTTTTTCTTAAATAATTCTTCACCCAAAACACCATTGCATCATGTTCTGGTGAAGTTAAATCGGGGTCATGAAATCCAAGTCTTTGTGACATGGTTGACGATCTGGCTTCAATTTTTGGAATTGGCATTTTCTTTCCTTATCCTTTTCTCTTCTTCCCGTTCAACTTCCTGAATAGCCCGCCGTTCCTCAGCTGCGTAAGGATCAACAAACAGCGGGCCAGGCTCTTCTAAGTAACCACGTATGACACCGAGCGGCAGTTCCCAGTAGTGCCGCTTTGGCTTATTTGCTTGACTCATTCTTTTTCAGCCATTCATCAATGATGCGGTTGATCATGGCCGATCTGTTTTCATTGCGATCGATCGCAACCATGCTGATCCGGTGCCATGTGGTTTTGTCGATGCGAACGCCTTTATTGATCTTTTTGGTTTCTGTTGTCATGTCGTTTCTTCTCCAATTGATAAAAAGAACTCTGAACATTCAGAGTTCGAACAAATGAATTGTATCAGATTTGTTAGAAGTTTCAAGTTATCAACATTCTGACTTTTTGATTTTCCGAACTTCAGATATATTATTAAAGATAGAAAGGAGGTGACGCATGGTGAAGCTATCAAACAAATGGCGAGTTTCGGCAAGAATAACACCAGAGATGAATCGCAGACTAAACGAGCTTGTCGATTATTTCAAGGAAACCGACAAGTTTAAAATTCGTGGACGTTCCGCACGTCGCGAACATGTGATTCAACTGGCCTTGCTTGAACTGATCAAGCTGGATCGCGAAGAGGTTATCGAACGGCTGTCAAAGCTGATTCCTGAACTTGAGCAATCCTGCGATTAACCACCTGAGTAAATGAGTAAAACCTGTGACCAATGCGATGAAACAAGCCTCTAAACGCTTTTCTAATCCGTTTGTCGAAGGTTCGAATCCTTCCGGGTGTATTTTTGCAAGTGCTTATTTTTATGCTATTTTTCATTTGTCACCCGCCTACATGTACTCCCGTCAAAATGCCGAGTTTTTGAGTAATGTACTTAAATACTGTCGTTTTTGCTGATATGGGACGGCCCAAAAACCAACTTCCAACGCTTCGCCACCATGCCCACAGCGGGCAGGCGTTCATTCTTTTCAATGGAGTGACCATCTATCTGGGCCATGCTGGTTCTGCTGAAGCGGCATCCGCCTATCAATCAATTTTGGCAAACATCACCAAGAGCGGCCAGGCTGTGATTCTACCGGTTGAGAATCGACCAAAATTGACCGTGGCGACGGTCGTTAATGAGTATTTGAGTAACTTACCCAAAAACTACCCGCAAGCGTCTGGCGAGCCGAAAATGATTAATCTCGCAATCCGTTGGTTATTGCGGCCAGAGTTCGCATCCGGTCACGCCGAATCATTCACGCCAGCCAAGTTTCTAGAGTTGCGGCAAGCGTGGGTTGATGCGGGGAAGTCGATACTGACGATCAACAAATGGCACAATTATATTCTCAATTTGTTTCGTTGGGCGGCTATGACCGATCGATTGCCAGCGGGGGTCTGGCATTCATTACAGACAGTGCCGAAGCTCAAGCCGGGCAGGTCACCAGCCAAGCAAGCCAAAAAGGTCGATCCCGTGCCGATGGCGGATGTTGAGGCGGTCAAGGCGGTGGTGTCGGATGTGGTCTGTGATTTGATCGACCTTCAGATATTTACCGGTATGCGTTCCGGCGAGGTGTTGAGCATGACCACCAGGCAGATTGACGGATCAGTTTACAGGCCTGATAAGCATAAAAACAAATGGCGAGGGCATAAGCGAGAGATTCACCTGGGGCCGCAGGCTCGTGCGATCATCGCCAGAAGGTCGATTGGATTGTCGCCAGATGATCTGCTGTTTAAGCTGCGGGTTGACAGTTATACCACGACCATCGATCGAGCCTGCAAGCGGGCAGGGGTAGCACATTGGCACCCGCACCAGCTTCGGCATTTGGCCGGGTCGATGGTACGGGATAAATACGGCCTTGATGCGGCACAAGCGTTTCTTGGGCATGCCACGGCTAAAACGTCAGAGATATACGCCAAAGTTAAGACTGATTTGTCAAAGCAGGCGGCTGAAGAGATTGGCTGAACTATCCGGCAACTCCAGACAGTTCACTCCTCTGCCCGGTCAATCAACCTTCTGACCACCTCGCCCCGCGTCACGCGCCACTTCGCAGCAAGCGTCGCCAGCTTGGCCGCCGTGGTTTGCGATAACGCAACGCTGATCTGTGCCCGCTCGCCCAACGACGCAACCCGCTTTTCCCGGGCGCGTGGTTTGGGCTTGCGGCCCGGCTTGCTGGTTCCGGGTTTGTTGCGGGTGCCGACAGGTCGGCCTCGCTTGGGTTTGTCTGCTGATTCGTCTGACATTCTGGTTGTCTGGCCAGCGTTACACTGGCCCCAAAAAAGGATAAGGTTAAGCTCCATCCGGTCATGATTGCGGCCTCCTGCCGTGGGGGTGGTGGTGTTAGTCTTGGTCTTCAGCTTCTGCCAGTTCTTCGTCAGGTTGAATCTTGCAAGTAACGCACCCGCCGCTGTGACTGTACTCGCCAACTGGAGTCACCTCCAGCAATTCGCATGCTCGATAGAATGCCGAAACAACGCGATCTTGACCGGCGCACCAGTCTTCATCAGCCTTTTGGCTTTTAACCTTAAGCATGCTTTCACCAGTCTGATCATTGATTAGCGAGAATTCTGCTGTCCAGCCGTGTGCTCTGTGTACGAAGTGCATCTGTCTATCTCTCCTATCTGCTAAGTGATTGCCCCGGCGATGAACCGGGGCGGGGTGGTGGGGTTAGTTTGCCATTGCCAGCATAAAGATGCGTGTCTTGATCTGGTCTCGTAAACGCTTGCGACGGTCGCCCAGATTAGGGTTGTAGTCGCTGACCTTGCCAGCCAGTAGTTGGCGGTCATGCTTTAGCAGGCCCATGACGTTTGATCGCTCTTGGCTTGTCATTGGCTTGCGAAGATTATTGATTTGTCGCTTGGTCATCTATCTATCCCCTTGCTGAGTTGTTTTGTTTTCTCTGCCCTACGTTATTATTTATATCGGTTTGATAGTACGATGTCAACATATAAAATAGAAAAATAAAAAATATTTTTTGCCAGTCTATTCAAACAAAAAAGCCCGCCGTAATGGCGGGCGGGGAGCGGTGGCGGGTGGGTGGTGAGGGGGTTAGGTGCGCGTCACATCCGTTTGAAGAGTGAATGTCTGTTGATAGGCTGTGCAGTTGCCAGCGTCGTCATAGCCGAAGTTGACCGTAATCTGATGAATGCTGCCAAGATTGCCGGTCGAATTGGCTGACCATGTTTTGATGAGTGTACAGTTAGCCGATTTGGTCATGTCGGCTGTTCTGGTTGCGATTGGCACTGTGCCATTTGTCACATTGGAAGCGACTTTGACCGTGCCGCCGCCATTGTGGGGGAATGAATACTTCAGTTCTGTATTTACGCCAGAGGCATTGACGCGGGTTGAATTGGCGAAATAATAAGGGGCGGCCGCGCCCCCCTCGGTGCGACTTTCAAGCCAGACGCGAATTTTAGTTGATCCGCATGTATTTGATGTGATGTCGAACTCATGCGTTGCGTTGCCAGTCACTCGACCATGCGTGATTGTGTAGCCGCTGCAACTCTTCGTGGGTGTATTGACGCCCACGGAAAGGCTTTGCAGTTGCGCCGCGATAGTATCTGACCAGTCGTTATAAGCAGTCTGAACGCCAGCAGGCCAGCCGGTATTTGCCAGCCCGTATGTGACATTGAAATTGACTGTCACATCAGAAGGCCATGCAAGGTCATCTGTCGGATAGTTAAGCGCGGGCGTGAACGGGATTGCGAGGCTGATGTTACTGCCGCTTGTGGTCACGCTTGTATTTGCGTTCGTGTCGGCTGTGACCTGTTGCGAATAACCATTAACGCATGAATTGGCGTTGGTGTAGCTGCCGAACACGCTGCCATCGTAATAGACGCAATCCACGCCAATCTTGCCGGGGAATGTGACGTTGGCACTATACCAGACATCAATCGGGCTGTTGGCTGTGCCGTTGTTTTCAAATGTTGCAAGGTTTGACCTGGTGCCGTTGTTGTACTCGTAATAAAAGGTGATGTTGTTGTATGTCGAGTTCTGCGATTGAACGGAATCACCTGACGGACAGGTTCCGTTGCCGGTCATTTCAGTTGTACGACCCCACCGTTTCTGAAATGAATAGGTCGGAGAAAAAAGACTTGAATTGGCTGTGCCTGTGAAACGATAGTTGAGCGTTCCGGCGGTCTCTCTGCTGCGCCTCAAAAAAAAAAGCCACTCGCCTGACTCTGGCGAGCGTTCCGCACGGTAAACATAGTTGTCTGACGTGCTTAAATTTGAGTTGTTTAATTCTATCGCATAGTCGCCGGTGGTCGTGCCGTTATTGGTTGTGTTCGACCATGTGCCGTTAGCGTTTCTGTAAACTTCAGTCCACGCGTATTTGATCGGGTTAGTGCCGGTCTTGCTTGTCAGGCGGATGTAGATATTGCTGTAGCCATCCACCCTGACAACATCACCATCAGCATCGTATGACGTTGCGGCATCGCCTGCCACTGTAAGCCGACGGCCTGATAAGGCTTCATTCAGCTTTTCAGCGGTGAGGATTTCGCCGCGAACAAACTTTTTCATGCGTCACCTCATGAGACAAACATTGTTAATACAAGGATATTACCGTTCGTGCCGTTGGCAACTACGGTGGTGGCATTGGAGACCGTCAGGCCAGTTGCATTTGCAGAACCGAACGCCATGAACGTACCGGGCGGGAGCGTCAGGCCATTTAAGCCGAGGGCTGTTGATGTGACTGTAATATTACCGTTGGAATCGGCATTGTAGAGCCGATAGCCTTTTAGCTCGGTGAAGTTCCACGCGGCCCCCTGAGTTGTTGTCAGGTTGCCGAATGTAATCGTGGTAGAATTGGCGGAAATCGTGATATTCGGGTCAACGATGGCCGTGCATTGGTTTGCGTCAGTGCCATTCGCAAAGTTGATTACATCCAGCTTGTTAATGCGGGTTTCCTGCGATGTCGAGCCGACGACCTTAATGTCAACGGCAGCCGTTCCGGCCTTAATTGATCCGCTTTGAATTGCCATTGTTTAGCCTCAGAATGAAGTTGGCCGCCAGCGTTGGGAAGGTGGAATAATTGTATCTGGGTTAATGTCAGCTTTTTGATACACGCTTAGACCTGATTTGGTCATAATGTGATAGATATTTCCATCCGAGCCCATTGCCGTATTCCAGCCGACTTTCTGCCACTTGTAATTCAGCGTAACGTCTAAAATCACAATACCGTTTGATAGTGATCGTTGAGTTGTTGAAACGCCATCAAAAAGAACGGTTTCAATGTCACAATCACCGAACATTTTGGCGTTGTTAATACATCCAATTTTATCTTTAAAATTAGACGCATTAACATAAAGACAATTATGCAGTGTCATGTTTAAGTTAAACGCAGGCTTGCGAAGATATTCACCGCCTGAATTGCTTGGTGATTTTATGGTTGATGGAACTGTCTGGGCCGTTCCGTTTGCATTTAATGTGTCCCATTCAATGCCGCCATTTGGAATCCTGATCATCTGCGGGCTGTATTGGATATTAAATGACGACATCTCAACCGGGCTGCTTTGGTCGAATTGCAGGGCCGGTATCGTGTCCGACCCGCTGACATCCATACCCCCGACCTGCTGACTCTGCGAATTGAACGTTACATCAATATGAGCCTTCTCAAAGTATTCACCGGGGGCACTGCCAGTTGTGCCATCGCCAGAGCCGCCAGATTTGACCCCTATCGGGTTGATAGTGGCTTCGGTGGCTTTCAGGTTAGGCGACGCAGGAAAAGCCCACGGCGAGCCATCTATGGCCCCCAAAACGTCATTGACGAATGTGAACGCGTCTGCCCAATCCACTTTATAACGAATCGTTGCCGACAAGCCATTTGCACGGCTGCCGCTGTAGCGTGGCGGGCTGGTGTAGCTGACCTTGTAAGCAACAGAAGGGGCACCCATTAATTCAATTCCTTAATCTGCCGCATGATTTCTCGCAGATCTTCTGTCTGCTTTTCAATCGCTTTAACGGTTGGATCTTCGCTAGTGCCAGCCATGAAATTACGCTGGAACACGTCAGCCCCGCCAATGATTTCAGTTCGCTGGTTTCTCAGTTCAAGATCAGTAATATTTCGCTCAATACCGGCGGCTTTGGCTTGCAAGCTTTGGCGTTCCAATTCATCTTTGACCATCTTGTCAAACTCTTGACCGATGCTCTTTTGTTCCATTGCAGCCTTGAGTTTTTCGGTCAGTTGCAATTCAGGCACACGGCGTGCAAGCTCTTCAAATGCTGACTTGACGCCCCTTGACGCTTGGCCGAGCATGGTCAGTGCATCCATTTCGGCCTGATTGCCTTGAACGCCTTCTGCCATTAATTGCCGTTCAACGGCCATTTTTGCAGTCTCTGCCTGCCCTTTAATTGCGTCACCAAACATGGACGCCATCGTTTTATCAGTTTCAAATGATGCTTTGTTTCGCTCTGCTGAAATTAACCCACCGCCTGCCGCTAAAGCCTCCTGCATTCGTGCCGCCTGTGGCTGGCTGATTGAAAGATCAATCTGGTTTCGCATAATCTGGCGGCCAGCATCTTTATTTTCTTGAATTTGCTGCTCAAACGTTTTGCCGATTTTTGACATATCAATGTCTTGGATTCCGGTAATATTAAACGGGTCTGCCATTGCGGCAGCAAATTTTAATCCACTTTGACCGATAGTGCTTGCAAGTCCTCGCTGTATTGCTGCCCCGAAGCCTTGCGTTTTATCCTGCTGCGTTAGCTTTTCTATCTCTGCTGCCAATGCTTTGACAGACGCAAGACTTGTATTGACCGAACCTGAAAAACCGGCTGCTGATGTTGCCAGTTTTTCAAAACCGGTGCGCGTGTCGAGCATCTTTTCAATTTCAGGAATTGCATTATTAACGGCGATGGCTGTCAAAGTGAGGACTGAGCCGAACGCCATTGCTTTTTCTGCCGACATGCCCAGCGAGCCAGCAGCCGACGCCCCTAATTGCTCCATGTTGTTGATAATGCCGCGGAAACCATATTGAGCATCATCCGCCATACGTGAGATTGCCAGCCCGAAGCCGCCAAAGCCACCACCCGCCGCCCTGCCTGATGACGACGATCCAGCCTGATTCAAGCTGTTGCTGATCCGCTGGCCAGCTGCCTGAGCCTGTACCATTGCCGACGCAAGGCCAGCGCGTAGCTGATCATCAGAGATGCCAAGCTCAACAGAGAGATTGCCGACAACTGTACTCATGTTCGGTCTGGCATTTCGTTATTTTTAGCGTGATGTGACATCAAATCAAATGCCGTGATGACCGGCATTGAAACGGCCTGCTGGTAGCCGGTGTGCAGTTCAGCCATCAGCCAAGCGATGATGCGGCCCCAGGTGATCCGGTCGCCACCCCCGGCATCGGCAGCGAGTCGCCTGCGGCTGGTGCTTTTGGGTCGTTTAGTCCTAATGCAATCCGGTGAACGGTCATAAAATCGCCGTGGTTGGCTTTGGCAGCGATTTCACGGGCCTCGGTCGATGATATGTGGCTGTTGTAAGCCGTAATCATAGCCACCAGAAACGCCATGCCGAATTTTGCACTTGTCAGGAATTGCGAACTGGCCAGAGCGTTTAACGCATCAGGCGGCCAAAAATGAAGCTGCTGCAATTTCTCTTGAATCAGCCGTTCACGCATTTCAGCATCGATATGCTGAAGCGTTTTGCTGTTTTCCAGTGCCTCAAATGGCGTTGGCAGCGTTTGTAAGTAATCTTCAAGCTCAACAGCCGCCCCTAGCGTCAATCGACCGAAGCGGAGCGTCTGGCCAGCGATTTCAACGGTTTCAATCGGTGTCGTTAATTTGCTCATGAATTGCCCCTCATGAAATGAAATTAAGAACCGTTGCCGCGAAATGTAATTGTGATGGGAATGGCCCCTTTAATATCGGCATTGCCATATTGAACGGATTCAACGATGGCGGGAAATGTCGGGGCGCCGCTGCTCGACCAGGTGAGGTTGCCGGTTGCCCCGATGGTGGTCGGTGCCGAGCCGGTAGAGTACAGCGTTGCGGTGGCCTGACGGTCTCGCAGGGCACGGATTCGCTGAACGTATTCACTGCCAGTGTCAGAGACATCCGCCAGTTCTGCCGAGTCGGTCAGTGACACCGACGACACGGCGATATTTGAGCCGGCAAATGAGAGTGTCGTATTGTAAAATGCGATCTTTGGCATGGTTAGCCCCTTTCAGTTGTTAGATAGTCCAGAGAAGCGAAACGGAAACGGAAGCTGACCAGACGGCCATCTGATCGCCGTAATTGAAATCGACTTCAGCCGATTGCACGGTTGAACTGTAAAAGCCGCTAATATTGCCACGCTCAAACAGATTCACGATGGAATCATTGAGCGTCAAAATGCCGGTGTCGGTTGTTTCGTAAGCCACAATCGTTGCAGTGGCTTCCCAATCTTTATTGGTTATATCCTGCTCGCCGGGAGTGACCGGGCCGATACGTAAGACAGCAAACGGGCAGACGGTGTTTTCAGGTGCCAACTGATAATACAGCGGCACGGTGGGAATGGCTGCCGCCCATGCGGTTTTAATGGCAGTAATTCGGTTTGATAATTGCATTTTATTTTTGCGATAGCTCCACGGCCATTATTCTTAAATGATGATTGCCGCGAGGCGTGTATTGTGGCATCACGCCCGTTATTTCAAACTGGTTGCCATTGAAGTTGAATCGGTCGTATGTTGCAGCCGGGCAGGCTGAATCGGCATAGACGACTACGCCAGTTGACACGCCGCCCGTGTTATTAATGACCTGTAATGACTCTGATCGATGTTGGACATATGCCCGATAACTATTGCCGGTGGCTGGGTAGCTATAGCCAAAGCCTGCAATGTTGCTCGTCACTGCCGATTTGGGCAGAAGCTCGATAGAGTGCGGGAACGTCATTTCGCGGCCTTCTGAACGGCAAGAGCGAATTGAAATAGAATGGCCTGCTGATTCTGCTCAAATGCGGGCCGCATGTAGGGGCGGGCGGGAAGTCGGATTAATCCTCTACCGCCAAGCTCTTGAATGCGGGCATAGATCAAGCCTTGACGCGGGCCAACTTTAGCCTTTAAGCCGCCCTGCTGCTTTTCAACCACAATTTCTCGCAGCCTGCCGCTCTGTCGATGCGGTGGCGTGCCTGGTGGTGATGATGTTGTCCAACGCCGGGTGTCGTTATTCCAGTAAATGCGATCAACCCCGCCATAAGAGCCGCCAAAGCGGAGCGTGGTGGGTGTCTTTACACCTTTGACCGTCTTTAGCTTGCTGATGTTGCTGATGCCAGTGTTCAAGATCCGCATATTCTTTTGCGTGGCGTTCATCTTGCTGACGCCCGGGCCTTTGGCACGATTCAAGCCAGTTGGCTTCATAGCCGCCTGCCCGCTCACTGACAGCAATTTGACCGCCGTTCGCTGTACCATCTCGCCAGACTTCTGAACGGCTTTGACAAGCTCGCGATGCAGCCTGACAGAATATTCACCGCCCGACCAGTTGAGCGTATAAGATGCTTTAATCATCCTACCGCCACAATCTTATAAGGTGCCCATAACATCTGAATTGCAACCGGGATGCTGCCCGCTTCCGGCGTGGCATAACTCACATCATAGTCGCCAATTTTCTCTTTGATGATCGTGCCGCCTGCCGGGTTTGATGTCGCCATCCATTCGGCACACATGGCAATGCCAGCTTTCACGCTGTCAGTCAGTTCGGCACCTGTAAAAGTCCGCCCCGTGAACTGGTCTAACATGGTCGATGCGGCAGTTAATAGTACGGTGGCACGCATGGCGGACACACTGCCAAGAGTTTCAGCAAATAGGGCCGCTTCATTTTGTGTGATGTATGCAGGCATAGTATAGTAGTCTTATTTCAGTGGGATAAGTAAAGTAAAATGAAAACCGCCCCCGGCTGCCGAAGCATCTGACAACCGGGAACGGCGAGGGGCACGCCCTCAAAAATTACACGAGTTCCTGAATAATCTGGAAGGCTCGCGGATCTCTCACCGCACCGCCAAAGCGGTATTTCACCGCAATTCGAACACGGTTCGCGTAGGCCAATGAAACCTCATCAATCGCGACGGTGAATCCCTGCCGCAGAAGCAAGATGTACTCGTTAAAGTCACCCAGCACAATCGACTTAGGCGTTGATGCACCCGATGCCGGTACAAAGCCGTTAAAATAGATCGGCTGACCCATCAATGCCGGGGTGATACCCTGAGTGTAGCCAGAGTCAGCAGAGCCTAAGAAAAGGCTTCTGTTGGTGCTGTCATTCAGGGCAACCAGCTTGCCATGAGTCGCACGACGCATCACCCATGAAAGATTCGTTGCATACTGATCGGCAAGGGCATAGAAGCCGTCGATCACCTTAGACGCGACCAGCGTGTTATTACTACCGGTCTTGGTGATGCCGACTGAACTGTTGGAGATAACACCCTCAGCTTCGGTCGATGCGGTCACACCGTTAATGACCTGATTATCGACCACAGCCGCAAAAGCCTTGCTGGCCTCTGTCTGGATGTAGTTGCTGATGCCTGCCACGTCAGCGAAGAAATCAGCCGAAACATCAGTAAACATCGTGCCGGTGTTAACCGGGATCGTCAACTGAGTGAACGGGCCGGTGTCGATCTTTGAGAGCGTGGTATTGACCGTTTCACCCATGAACGGGCGGAACGTCGTGCCATACTGCGGCGCGGTGGTGATATTGTTCGTGTTGCTATCACGTGGAAATGTCACCTGATTGACATTTGTATTAATGACACGACATATGCGGGTCATTACAGGGGCAACAGTTCGCCCGACAACCACGTCAAAGCGGAAATCAGGCGTTACGGTGTTGGTACCGTTGGTGGTTGTGCCGAGTGTCATATCCTTACTGAAAGGCATATAAAACTCGTTGGAAGGCAGGCCGAAGTCGCCGCCCTTACCGTACACTTCCAGCATGTTTCGCAGGCTTGAACTCTTGACCAGTTCAATGCGACCGCGTGCCTGAATTAACGCCTTGAATGCCTGATGATATTCAGGCGATGCAAGAGCCGACTTGTCAGACGGATCGGCAAGCCCGCCGTTTTCCAGCACCCGACCGTCGTATGAGACGCGGGCCGGTTGATACTGGACGTTTGACCCGTAAACGGTCGGCTCGGGCCGATTCGGCTGACGTGCCATCTTTTCGATCATCTGATTGGCACGCTCAAGCGATGCGGCCAACTGATATTCAGAATCGCAGCGTTCAAGCTGGTCCATCAGGCTCGACAAGTCGGCAGACTTCTCTGCCCGCACTTCATCGGGAGCCGATACCAGTTCATCACGCAGGCCCTGCACCTGCGCAGCCAAGCGAAGACGGTCTTCAGCAATCGCCGAAGCCGTGCGCGTTTCCGTTAAAGCCATTTAAGGCCTCCTTACTTATGTCGCCGGTTTGGCGATTGGAAATCAGAAATGACACGATCAGCAAGCTCGCATCGCTTGACTAAAGCGGTGAAATCGAGCAACTGACCGGCCACTTGCACGAAGCCAGTGGGTGGTAATGCCGGTGTATCACAGTCGTCGTGAGACTTGACTGCGATCACTTCCGCGCCGGGGTTAGCGGGAATCGGCACGATGGAGACTTCCAAGACCTCTGCCACCTCGCTAATCAGGTTCGCACCTGATTTCGCCAGTTGCTTCTGGGCTTCGCTTGGCTTGAAATCGTACTTTTGCCAGAGTTCACGGATGGCTGAGTCTGGGATGCGGGTCGGACGTTTGGCATAAAAACTAATCGACATTTTGCGTAATGCCTTTTCTTTTAACAACTGTCTGACTTCCTGCCCTGATTTCGTGGCAGACAAAGCGACATCGACCATTAATCCGCTTCGATCTTCATGGGCATCGATTAACGTGCCGATCACAGCAGACGTCTTGTTTTCATGGTCGGCAAGCACCATGCCGCCATCGTCCATAAATGTCTGGATAGCACCGGAGAAGGCACCTGGCAGAATGATGTCGCCCTGCCGGTCAATGTTCAGGAATCGGGCGGCATAGCCCTTGAATGAGCCTGCACCGCCGCCGTTGACAGTCGTTTCGACTGCCTTCACGAGTTTTTCCATCTGTCAGGCCCTGTTATTCAGTTAAAATAAAGGCGTTGATTGATTTGGCGTTACCGATGGCGACTGACTCATAACCGCCCTCGATGGCGTTAGCAAAGTCGGCATCACTTGGCAGGATGTAACCGTTATCAGCAGGCTTGACGGGCTTCGGCCATTCTTTCGGCACCTCGTCATCGAATACGACGACTGTTGTACAGCGGCAGCCCGGATGAAATGGCGGGAATTTCAGATTTTTATAGGTTTCATTTTTGCCGTTTTGGCCGAATGTGCCATCTTTGGGAATCACGGGGCACTGTCTTTTGATCGCATGGCACAAGGGGCAGGCGTCGGATGATAGAACCAACTCATAACCAGCCACAAAATCAAGGCCCTTGGTGGCTTCAAATCGGCCTTGGTTGTAGGCTCTTGCTGATTCAGTCACAGCGATTCGACGGGCACGCCAGCGAGAGTTTTCATCGACCCAGCGAGATACCCGGTCAACCGTATCGCCAAGCGTTTCACCGGTGCGGATTGATTCGGCGATGTCGTCGCGAATCCCGTCAAGTGTCGTATTTAAATCAAAGATAAATGTGTTAATCGTCTCTTGGCACAAGTCCAGCGTGGCAGTGCGGGCCGCGTCGATCACATGCGGAGCCTTGACCAGCCAATCATCCGCGTCCTGCTGGTCAAGTTCAACCAATGCCGCCCGGCCTGATTCATCGATGTAGCTGGTGATGGTTGGAATGAACCGATTGCCCATCTCGATTGCACCGGCAAACGGGTCAAGCGGGTTGAACTCTTTGGCCTTGGGTGGCTCAATAAACCGCCGCCATGTTTCAATTTGGCGTTGGCCGATTGCCAAGAGAATCGAACGGGCCGCCCTGTAGAGCGGTTCACCGTCTGGCATCGCGTCTAAAAGTTGTTTCGGTGTCTGGCGTGCTTTGACCGATTCACCACGGGCACGCTTAATCGTTTTGGCCTTGGCGTCTGCCCATGTCTGGCCAGCGTCGCCGCCCCATGCGGCCCATGCCACTCTGCCGGGGCTTGGGTAGCCCGCTTCGCCAGGTCGAAAGCCGGTGGCCCGCTTGTCAACCTCATGACGTGCGAACCATGCCGACATGGTAATGACCACATCTGGCGACAGTTCGCCTGCTGACAGAATCTGGGAGGCCCGCCGCCGTGCGGTGTCGGTTCCACCACGGCGACCGTCGGCCTTCCATTTTCGGTATCGTTCAGCCTCGGCCCGCATCCCCTCAGTGGGTGTCAGGTCGATTGTTTTGCCGTTTACAGTTGCCAACTAATTCTTAATCGATTCAATCTGCCTGACAACATCGTCAATCGTCGATACTTTCGCAAGCCGCTGAATCAATCCATCGGCCCCCTGAAAGATCAGACAAGGCGTGCCGACCGCTTCAACCATCGGCCTCAGATGCAGCTTTTCAAGGGCCGCATCATCGGCATTGATGAAGCTGATTTTCTGGCCCCGGCTTGTGGCTGCGGCCATGATCTTTTCGTCGCCAATCCAGTCAATCGACCTGGGGCCGTAGACCAGCGTCAGCCAAGCTGGCTTGATTGGCTCTGGTGTTGTCTGGGTGGCTTCGCCAAGCGTGCCGATCTTCTGACTTCCAAAGTACAGAGACAGGCACGCGGCAAGTGACAGAATAGCCTTACTGAGACAATCCGAAGGCACTTTTTAAGGTGAGCAAAAGTTCGCTCTGTCCCTCCTTTTTGGCTGCCGCAATCGCGGCATCGGCTTCCGCCTTGACAGTCGCAATGGCGGCGTCGGCTTCAACCTTAGCAGCATCGAGGGCCGCTTGGTTTTCAGCGGTGAATTTGCTTTTCACTTCAGCAACCAGCGTATCAAGCTGGGTTTGAATCTCTGGATCAAGAGCCATCACTTCACCTCATCTTTCTTGGTTTCGGCTGGAAGAATCAGAACAGGAACGGCATAAACCGGCCCACGTTTGCGCAGGATGCGATTTAACAGATTCGGTCGATAGATTTCACCTATCACCACCGGAGACGCCACCACGGGCGAAATTTGGACGTTCTTTGGGCAATCGCCCGTTTGACATTGCAGACCGTAAAGAATCACTAGCTCACCGAACAACAGATCACCTGCCTTTCCGGGACTGAGGATCGAACCGAGTTACTTGGCTTTTTCGGCCTGTTGCATTTTGCGGTAGGCAATAACGGCCTGAATCACGGCGGCAATGCCGATCAGGATTTGCGGAATGAGTCTGACAAACAGGTGCATGATAGATTCCTCTTGTGGGTGATTGACAACATAAGCCGCCCCCCACACGGAACCTACACCGTAAAGAGCAGACTGGAGAAGTGACATCCCCGGCCCGGTGTCGTCTGTTGTTGCATCATGCATCAGATTAGACCTTTATTTCTTTGCCTGATTTCAGAAACGAGATTGCTTGACTGATCACAATCGCCAGCACCACGCCAGCGGGTGTCGAGGCTTCCACAATGGCAGGCAGATCGGCTTCAACCACGATCAGGATTGCCAGCAGGCCAGCAAGGGCGGCCCGCTTGACTGTTTTGCTGATCTGCTGCTTATTGATCTGCCCTACGATGTCTGTCATTTCTGGCCCCCCAGCTTAATGCCACGTTTCTTCAGTTCAGCCACAATCTGCTCGAATGTCAGGCCCTGAGCCTTCAACTGTTCGACCAGTTCGCGAGGTGATTGGCTTGGTTGATTGCTCATGATGGCCACACCAGCACAGGCAGTTCACTGATCACTTGATCTGGCGTTGGCACGGGCCGCAGGCCAGCCGCAACATCGGCCTGAATCTGATAGGCAATCAGCCAGCACTGATCACGCCAGCTAAAGAATGCAGCATGTTCTGCGGCCCATTTTGGCACATTTGAACCTTTATAAGTGTCGATTGTCAGCAGACTATCATATTCCCGCTGATTAGCCACCTGATCAAAATGGGCCTTGATGGCATCTGTTGTGATTGCCAGCATACCCGCCGGGGTCAGTTCCCAGCGGCAAGTTATTTCGTTCAGCGTGTAATATTCATCCGGCCCCGGTTTGGGCGGAATAAACGCATCGCGAACTGAGTCGTATTTATAGCCGATCCCCGCATAATTCTTACGAAATGACCCGTCAAGTGTGGTTCGCTTGCATGGCAGATTGCGGATTTTGCTGTATTGCGTTTCCCAGTCAATATCTGAACCGGCCTGCTGCACGCCTGTAATCACCTCGATTACCGTGTTTGACCGATCCAAAAATGCGTAGTAATCGACGTTATTACTCATGAGAAACTGATATTCCCCGTGCCTGCGGTGAATGAAACAACTTTATTCGCGCCTACCGTAGCATTACTGAATGTCAGGCCAGCCCCGATGGTGATGTTATTGGTTGAGGGGAAACGGACTATGACGATGCCGCTGCCACCAGTACCACCGGCTCCGGTGCTGCCTGATCTGCTGCCACCACCACCGCCACCACCTGTATTGGCTGTGCCGTTGGCTCCGGCGGCACCCGCCGTTAAACCAGCATTGCCACCGCCACCCGTCCCGCCACTGCCGCCTGTGCCTGACGAGTAAATACCACCACCACCGCCGCCGCCGTAATAAGTGGGCGTGCCTGTGATATTTGATTGAGTGCCGTTTCCGCCATTGCCGCCGAGCGAGCCAGACGCAGATCCACCGGCTTGACCGGCCCCACCACCGCCGCCAGCCCCTTGGCTGCCTGACGTTGTGCCGTTGCCGCCTGCGTAGCCTTGGCCAGCCGTGCCACTACCACCAGTTCCGCCATAGTGACTACCACCGCCACCAGATCCGCCAGCCGCCCCGGTTGAAACAGGTATCAGACTGGCACCGCCGCCGATTGATGTAATATTTGAAAGCGTAGAATTAGAGCCATTAGCTCCAGCGGCACCGCCAGCTCCGACTGTTACGGTGTGATTTGAATTGATATTGAGAACCAGCGAGCTTTCTGGCGACGTTCCACCGCCTGAGCTTTCACCTGCAACGCTACTTCTATAACCACCACCGCCGCCGCCGCCGCCTACGTTTACCGAGCCATAACCGCCGCCACCACCTGCTACAACCAGATAATCAATCGTAATGTTTGACGCTGAAATTGTGCCCGTCCATGTGATAAGCTGATTTGTTGGCGTCTTGGCGTAGAGCTTACCGTCAGACGTATTGATCGCAATTTCGCCGTTAGAAAGGCTTGTATTGGCTGGAATTGCCCCGGCAGTTGCGTTGTTTTTCAGAACGATTGTGCCGTTGAAGGTGGGCATTAATAACTGCCCCCGTTCAAGGTATCGCCATTAGTAAAACCAGCTGCCGGGATACTTGCCGATAGTGTACCGTTGGAGATAGTCAAGTTTGATCCTACCTTGATCGCTCCGAGTGTGGTGTTTGTGGCTGTCGGGATAGTCCCGCCAATGTTGGCATAAGTGAAGTTGGCACTTGGCAGATACGTTGAAGCCGCGTTGGCAGTTGTCAGATAGATTGATAAATCAGGCGTGCCGGTAATGTTGGTATAGGTCAGACAAGATGGCGTTGCATAGCGTCCATCGCCCCGGCCCTGCGTCAGGATCGATTCACTGCCCCAAACTGTGACATTTGAGAGCGTGGCATTATTGGCGATGATCGTCAGATTGTTCTGATCAATCGCCAGTTCGGTATATTGCGTACCCGCGTCGTTACTGCTGTAAAAGCCTATCGATTGCCCGATGTCGTATGTTTCATCTGTGCCGTTTGCCCCTGTGGGGAAGTTCGCTTGAAAGTATTTGATGCCGCCATAACAGTGAATCCCGTTGCCCGTGAAGTTGGCATCGGTGGTCGAATCAAAGATCAGGCCCTTATGTTTTGAAGAAATGAAAGGCATTAGTTACGCCTCACAATCTTCTCATAAAGGTTGTCGGCAGCACCTCGCGTTAATAGCTCCAGCGGACCGGGATTTGCGTTATTCAGGCCTTGTGCAACGCTGTAAAAAAACACGCCATCAGAACCAGTCATATCAAACGATGCGAATTGCGTCGGCGTTGTAAAGCCAAAGGACAGGCCAAACTCCGAGGTATAAAAGAAAACATCCTTTGTCAGTGTGGCATTGGACAGGTAGGTCGTACTGTAAAAATTAATGCCATCATCGAGATATAAAGCTGTTTGGGTCTCAGTGCCAGTCGTGCTTTTGTGCCACTTGCCAATATACGGACGATCGACATTACTGTTTGTGTGCAAGCCGATGAAATTGACATGCGTACCATTGGCAAGAGAAGGGTTTCCGCTCGCCGTCTGGTTCGATATTGTGCCATAAAAGCTCCACGATGGATTGACTACCGGCCCAAAGTTGCGAATGCTGATCGGCACCAGCCCATCGGCCAAATTGATTCGCGTCTGATTCGATTCTTTGGCGTATAGATCGTTGGCTACAGTTGTAACATCGTTCGCTGTCAGCGTCACATTCCCGGTGCGATTGTTGAACGTGCTGACACCGCCAGCTTGAGCCGATAACAGGCCATTGGCGTTGATCGTCAAATTATCGCCAACAATGACCCCGCCCAGCGTGTTCGCGGTGGCAGGCGGCAGAACGTAGCTGTTGCCGGTCGTCTGTACGACCACCGTGTTATTCGGCTGTTGCCGCACCAGCACCTGATTACTTGACGATTGAATCGTCAGGCTGGTGGCGTTGGCCTGTCTGACAATAATATCAGCCATTAGCGCGTGACTTCCGGCGTGACGGTCAGCGTGCCATAAAGCAGCCGATCAACAGTCGTATCGGGCTTGACCAGCTCAAGATCGTAAACATAGCTACCAGCGGTCAGATTGGCCGTTTGGGCGGCTGTCTGCTGGAGCGTGAAAGTGCCGTTAGCCGCTGATGTGATCGTGATATTGCCGTTGGTTGTCGACAGGTCGAGTGTCGTATTGGCGGTATAAGCTGGCCGTGCCTGCATGCGGATCGTATACCCCGACAGGCTGATATTCGTCCCGTTAGCCGTCTGATACTGGATGGACTGCGACCACGTGGCCCCTTGCTCGATTGTGAGGTTGCAATTACCGGCAGGCATTATTCAGCCTCACCCTCTGCTTGATCTTCAGCGGCCTCGGCTGGCGTGTCCTGTGATTCAATTTCAGCGTAGCCCATAATCTGCCGAGCTTCATTGAGCGATAACAGGCCGGATTGATACAAGGCCACCGCCCTGTCTGACAAGGCTTTCGTGTCTGCTGCCAGTTCTTCAATCTGGCTGGTATCAAACCTGACTGTGAGCATGCTATCAGGCTGAGCAATCGCGCCGTCATAGCCGGTCGGAAGCGTTCGCACAAGCCTTGTAAGCTGCATAGACAAGAGTTCAAGGAAAGGAATAATCGCATCTCGCCAGCTTGCCCGATTGGCTTCAATCAGATTTGAGTAGGTTTTGCCGGTGTCAGGCTGTTTTAATGACATTGGAGACCAGCCCAAGACACCACAGACGCGGGCGACTGCGATTTCGGTCATTTCCTGAACTGATAAATCTTTTGGGCTGAATCCCGGCGTTTTAATGTCAAGCTCACCACCTTTGAAGATCAATGGCCTGCCGACGCCCTTGCCAGACACAGCCCGCTTGATGTCAGACTGTAAGACTGCGATGTTGTCAGATGTCATCATCTGCGCCCCCGTGCCGGTCAGACTGACCAGCCATGAAGGGACGCCGGAACGACTCAAGATGGTTGTTTCATAAATCGCTGTCAGCTTGATCAGTGCCAACTCTGCCCTGACCGCTTCAAGCGGTGAACGCCCCTTAGCGGCTGTGGTGGATGACTTACCGACCCGGAAATGCAGCATTCGCTCGCGCGGGGTTGTGAACTGGAAGCCCCTGCCGCCATCAAAGCCGACGAATGGGTATTCGGTGATTTCGCCGATGGCCTGCCCGTATGTCGGCACTTGCAGCCAACTGTAAGGGATGGGCTGAAGCTCTCTGATCGTGCCGCCGGTCTGGGTGTCTCTGTCAGAGATGGCGGGAACGTAGGCGTTCCCATCTTCCAAAAGCTGTTGATAGATAAACTCAACGAGCGTTGATTCAGTCTCGCCTGGTGCCGGTTCTTTCCAGATTTGCAGCAGCGGATGATCTACCGGCTCAAATCCGCCCTCTTCGTCGTAATAACCGACCTGCAACGTGGCCTTGCTGACGTTCCGCCGCATCGCCTCAATAGCGGCACGAATGACGGGATTATCGCAATAAGGCCGGGCGAGGTTGGCGTAATCATCGCTTAATGCGTTGATCACATCGACTGACCATGCCGACACGTCAATTTCAGTAGAATCAGCGGTAACGCCCGTCCTGAGAGACTTGGAGCGGAACCAGTTGAGGGGGTTATAGTCAGGCATTTAGTTTAGGAAAACCACTGAAAAGAGCCGTTTCTGCTCAAGTAGTTAAATGCGTCGGCTGCGGCATCCACTTGGTCGTCATGCTGACCGGTTGGGAAGCTGCACAATTCGTCAATAAAGGCTCGGTTCCAGTCGCCTCGTTCAAGCTCTACAAGGCCAGCTTCACAAGCCGCGGCGAACGGCATGGCCCGCACTTCTTTCGAACCTGTAGGCCGGGCGGAAACAGTTGCGAACCCTGCCAAGTTGATCTTGTCCTGTTCCACCTGATCGACGCCCGCCGCACCGGGATCCTGAGCAAGGTGGACGATGGTTTGCAGCCCGTCTATCTCGGCTGTCTGTCGCTGGATGGTTCGCCGTTGGGCTGGTGACCACTGCCCTCTAACCACGTGGGTGATTCTGTATCGATCACCGATTCGGCACACTCTGACACCGGCGGTGTAGTCGCCCGCACCCGGAGTAGCTGCCGTGTCGTAAGCACGACATTTAAGACCTGCATCACTATCACCACAAATAACAGGTAGCCACTCGTGACGGAAGAAGCCTCCAGATCTAGGGCTAGGACGCTGTTGATAAAGAGCAGAAAAAGCATAACTACCAATGGCCTTTTTAATTCTGTCGAAGTCTGCGACGGTGTAGCGATCTGGCCAGAGTGCCGCCCCCGGCTCCCTGCCGAGCGTGTCACCTTCTTCGGCGATGGCTGGCAGGCTCACTACGTCCCACTTTTCGCCGCCGTTATTCGCTTCTTCCAGTAGTTGGCCTGCAAGGTCGAGCGAGTGCCACCTTGTCATGATTAGCACAATGGCCGCGCCGGGATGCAGTCGCGTATAAAGATCGTTTTGATACCAATCCAGCACTCTCGCCCGGTAAGTTGGCGATTCAGCCTCTTGACGGCTCTTCACCGGGTCATCTATAACCACCAGATCGGCACCGTAGCCAGTTACCCCCGACCCGACACCCACGGCATACAACCCGCCGCCGTGGATACTTGACCACTGATTCTGTTTATTTGAATCGTTGGCGAACTGAAAACCGAACCGACTAACGAGCCGCCTTGTCTGTCGGCTGAACGTGCATGCGAGGCTGTGGTTATAGGCCCCGACGATAACCCGCATGGTTTGATTGCGGAGTAGTCGATAGGCCGGGTAATGAATCGTTGATTGTTCGCTTTTGCCGTGCCGTGGTGGCAGGAAAAGCATTAGCCGTGTGATTTCGCCGTTAGTTACCCGGTCAAGCCGATTGCGGCAGAGTTTAAGGTGATTCGGATTCCATTGATGATTTGGACTGACACGCTCTAAAAACTGCCATAAACCAGCTTTAATCAAGCTGTTCCGGGGCTGGCTCAGGGTCATCATCGTAATTGTTTAAGGTATCGCCTGATTGATCGCTTGCGGCAACCTTGCCATTCAGTCTGTCGTAGATGGCTTGCCAGTAACGAAAGTCGCCACCCAAGGCTTGTTTCAATCCGACTTCAACCAGCTTGTCGAGTAAATCTGGCGAATTAACCAGAACCCTATCAAGGGCCTCATTCATATCCGGTCGTTTGGGCCTGCCTTTTGGGTTGCCGCTTTCGCCCGGTTTCCAAGGCGGTCGAAGTCCTGACCTGTCAGGATTAAGGTTTGCCATTTCATTACGGTGCTTTTTTCGGTGCAATCATCGGTGAAACTACCGATATTGTCACCAGTCCACCCGCCCCCGCAGATTGACCATCGATTCAATCGCACCGCGGCCCGGCTGGGCACCCTTGTTTCGTCGCTTGTTGCCGGTCAGTCGCTGCATTTCGGCATTACGCTTGATGCGTGCCTCGCTGATGACCTTCTGAAGTGCATACTGGCGTTGCTCCCACCTTGCAGCAGCTTGCAGAACCGCGTCGAATTTCTTGTCGGCTCGCAGGCACTTGAGGCAGATGGCGGGCTTGATCTTCTCAAGGCTCCTGCCACTGTCGCAGACCCCGCAAGGTGCTTTCTGGCTTGACTCTCGCCAGCCGTCGGGTGGCATCATGCCGACCAGTTCAACCGTCTGCCCGCCCAGGTACACTCTGACCTGCGCTTCAGCCCGTCGGTTAATCTGATCTTCAGATAATTCTTCTGACAACGAATCCATTAAATATTGACACTAAACGCTAAAAAAAATTACCGCAATCGCAAATAAAAAAAGTTTTATTTGTTTGGGAAATCAACGATAGTTGGCTCGTTAATTTCGCCCCATTTATGGAACCGCTGAAGCGGTGTGATCTCCTCTTCGTAAATCTCAGAGATCCTGAAATTGCCATCATCTTTACAAATCGCCGACACGACCCGCGTAACGAGTTTATCAGGGTGTCGGTATTGAAAGTTGATGAATTTCTTTGTTGGCATGGTGCTATTATAGCACAACTTCGAGCGTGATTTCGACGCCCGGAGCCTGACTTATGCCGCACCAATGTTTCTGACAGAACCGTTCCGTCACCTGACAATCATCCTTATAAACAATCCCGGTCAAGGCATCTTCGGTGCATCGAATCAGCTTTGTCAGGTCTGGCTTCTGCGTGTGATGTTTCGGGGCAGTGTCTTTAATCTTGGCCGCGTTCTTCCCGCTGCCATAGTGGCACTTCGGGCGGGGGAAGTAGAAGTCGATGGTCATCGCCACCGCCTCAGTTGTCAGCTTGGCCCCTGCGTCAACCATAGCCTGTTGAGCGTGCAGAGAGACAATCGACTGCCAGCTTGTTTTACGCTTTGCCGTGTCCATCACAATGATTCGGCCCGTTTTCGGATGGGCAAAGGCTTTTTTGCTGCCGGATGGGCTGGCGATGCCTGGGACGAAGAAAGAAATCTTCAAGGTTGTGCCTCAAGTTCTGCAATTTGTTGATTTCGCATTTCATCGGCTCTAGCCAACAAAACGGTGAAAGCCACGGGGTTCATATCAAATATTTTTGATGCGTCCGATGGGTCTTTCAGTACATGAATCCCATCAATCTGAGGCTGTGACAAATGAACTGCCAAGTTGCTGCCTGATTGCGGAATGCTCATATTGTCTGGCAGTCCTTCAACTGGCATGAAACTTATATTTAACGTGTACCCTGTTAGCAAATATCCTCTGTATTCAGGCCAATCAAAAGTAATGACAAAAATGGCCGTGTTGGCAATCCTTGCATACTCGTAAAACCATCTTGCCACTTCCAGCATCTTTTCCTGTGGCACATACCTTTTGAAATTATCGTCAAACATCATCGCCCCCGTTTCATCGCTTGCAGATACATCACCACCAATGCCGCCATCATGCCTGACAGCGTAAAGCAGGCCACAGCGGCAAAGATTGATAGGGTTGTTTCAGGCATCTTTTTTCATCCTTTTCGTTAAATGTCAGGCGAAACAATAATTGTTTTTGGCCCAAATTGCTTGGAGCGTTCGGAAAACGTGTTAAGTCTTTCTGTTGCCTTGTTAATATGCTCTAAAACGTATTTGTCTTCTAGTTTTACAGGCACTCTAAATGATGACATTGTGTCGGCTTCTCTGCATTTCTGTACAAAATCCAGATCGTAGAACCTGGTTGGAATCCCGTAAAGTATTTCATATTGTTTTGGGTTGCTCATGAAGCCCCCTTTTCTAATCGTTGTATTTCTCGATCTACATACCAGCGTGCTTTTTTTAAATCCTCAATTTCATCGCCCTTTTCACCCGCCCGCCAAATGTACTTGATCGCGTTGCCCCGGCAGAAATTGAAATGTTCTGTGATTTCTATGCACTCTATGCCGGAAGGGTGGTTTTGATAATGAGCGGGGTTAATTGGGTCAGGCTGGGCGGTTTCAGGATTTGTGTCATCAAAATCTTTTGCGCACTCTTTGTATATGGACTCTGCAACGAATTTTGTACCGTGATCAGCCAAGATGATTTCTGAAATCCTGTGACCCCAATTCAAATCTCTTTGAAAGTCGTGGATAGATACAAAGATCGTACATCTTTCCGGCTCCCTATAAACTTTCACGCTTGCCTTATTGTCAAACAATCGCATGAGTTCATCAGCAATCATTTGGCAATGATCCGGGCTGTCTAATTCAGGCTGGCTCATTCCGACTGCCCTTTCCAGTGTTCCACCGCATATTTTTCAGACTCATAGAGAGAATCACGAAAAGCGATTGCGTTTTCCTTTGGAAATAGGCCAAAGGTGTTTACGCCATTTTCGCGGATCACCCACACCGGCGGGCTGACAATCCCGGCCTGAATCAGTGCGTTGGCGAACTTATCGATCGGGATTGCCTGATAATCATTTAGAAACCGCCCAAAATCGGCATCCATGAGTTCGGCGAATCGTTCGGCCTGCTGTTGCGTGATGGATTCAGGCTTGATCATTCTTTCCCCTTTTCTCTGCTATTCTGGCCTTTATAACTGACAATAATGGTTCTAAGCCCACATGCGCCATTGAATACCCGTAAACTCCTGTTTTGCTGATTTCAATAGCTCTTCGCAGGCAAATTTCATCGAATTCTATTGATTCGCTCGCAACGTTGATTACATTTCCAGAGTTATTGTTGACTTGATTGAAGTTCACTGACTGGCCTCCGGTTGCTCGACATCACACATGCAGCATTTGCGAAGATCGCCGCAGTTTGGGCACACAAGCTTGTCCAGCCTATCTCTCAACCGCTCAATCTCTTTCTTCTGTTCTGCCGCATGTTCGATCATGCGAGTGGCAAGCAGTTTTTGCTCGTCATATCTTTCGTTTAATCGTTTAATTTCATCGATAATCGTCAGCACCACGGCAGGATTTGCGGCGGCAACAAACTTGGCATCGTCTGGGTCAGGGAATACAGCAATAGACCAACGATAATGATCTGGCTTCACTTCATTGCCGTTGACCAATACCCAACGTGGATCACATGTGCCACGTGCTTTGTGTTCTAGGTCATTCAGCATTTCGGGCGTGATTTCAACTGACATTCTTAGCCTCCAGTTCTTCAATTCGTGCGATAAGTGCCAGCACCACGGCAGGCGATGCGGCGGCGATGTGACTAAATATTCTCGATTTTAGTTCTTGGTCTCGACCTACCGATCTCGCCACAATGTCGCCTCGGTCGTGAACGCAAAGCCCCCAGCCATTGGTATGCTTTCCGTCAACAATCGACCATTGCCCTTCGGAGTTTTCCATTGCAGCTAGAGCCTTCTGTCGCCGATCTGCAAGCAAGGCGGGCGTGATTTCAATCGGCATTGCTGGCCTCCTCTTCTTCCATTTCTTCAGCCACACTCAGATTTTGTTCAGCCCACGCCTGATAAGATGCTTCCGTAAGGGAATATCCAATCTGAGGCTTTATCCGCTTTTTAAACTCGGAATGATCATCAGGCAGTAAGTCATGAAGCTCTTGTAAGAGTCCAGCTATTTTGTTCCATCGTTCTGATTCAGCCATTATGCTCCCCTTTGGTCACGAAATTGGTTTCATTGCCAGACGTTTGCTCATCGCACATACAGAATTTAGGCGGATGGCCGCAGTTTGGGCATTCAATGGCGTCCAGCCTGTTCCTTAACCGCTCCACCTCCGCCACCAGTGCCAGCACCACATCGGGCGTTGCGATCTGCTCAAAACTAGCCTTGTCAGAAAAGTATCGCGGATTCTCGTGCTCACCCTTGAGGTTCTCCCACTCGACATAGGACCATGCTTTCTCCTTCCACTCTGCAAGCAAGGCGGGCGTGATTTCAATGCTCATTTACAAGGCTCCTATATTGCTCACACTCAAGCTGTTTTCGCTCAATAAAACTTGCCCAAATACCAGCCGTTATCCCGTCAACATCGGCGGGCTTATCAAGCCCTTCAGCGATCAGATCTCCTTCGCTGAAAATGCCGGTAAAATCCTGCTGCTCGCACCGAAACATGCGTAAGACACCTTCGGCACGCTGAATATCTTTTTCGATTGACTCGGCTTTCAGCTTTGCCACCTCCGCCACCAGTGCCAACACCACGGCAGGCGATGCGGCGGCGATGTGGTCAGCGTCTTTTGCCGACCACATTTCTGCAAGATGCGACCCTTCGATATCTTCGTAGATAAATATGCTACCATCGC